CAATACCGACGTTAAAAGGTGCCTGCCGAAAATCCATAGGAATCCAATTGGATGTCCCGGTGGCAGTCAAAGTAATACTCTTAGGACGCATTTTATCTCCAAAAGAAAGGGAGGCACAAGGCCTCCTCTTTCAAATTAACGAACGTATGTAACGAGAACGTTCCAAGGACCACCCGTCGAAGAAGCCGTACCCACTTCTGCGTATTTGGCTTTAACAGTCAAATCGCCAGTCAGAGGAACCGGTTGAACGTTAGGCAAACCAGACATCGTCGATTCACCAGTAACGGCACCGTTTGTTTTGGCATCATATGTGCCAGAAGAAACTGTACCACTATTGTTGGCAATCGTAAAGGTCAACGTGGCAGAAGTACCAGCGTCAGACGCCGTACCACCAAACACCTTAACACCAATGATCGAGGCATCACCAGGCAACACCGCTTTCAACACGTCAGTCGTTTCTGTACGAGCAATTTTAAAGACTTTAGTTTGTACGTCTTTACTTGCAGGAATCAGAGTTGTCGGACCTGTGGAGCTAACCGGTGTGAAATCAGTAGCGAGAAAACCCATAATTTATCCTTATAGAAGGGGGGCATTACTACCCCCCAATAAATTAAGCGCCTTGGCTACCGTAGATGCCACGGGGATCGGTCCAGCCGAAGCTGTAACGAGCAGTAGCTTTGAACTTGGCGTTCTCGGTGTCCCAATCGTTGTCCATGTCGAACTGGTCAGCACGACGCTCAAAATACTTCATACCATGCGGCACGTTCGTACGAATGAACCATGCATCCGGGTCCGTCAAGAAGTGGTTAACCACAACTTTGGGAATCAGGCCCATGTCTTTGATGGCGTTCAGATCGTTGTTGTCCGTACCCACACGACCCACAGAACCCAAGATACGCTTGGCTTCAAACGTCAGTTGACGCGGGATAATGAGAGACTCGGGACGCACAGCAATCAGCAGACCAGCATCGTTGGTGAAACCAGCAATGTCAATGACAGCTTGTTCCAGAGCAGCTTCCGACAGGTCGGCAGCAGTGGCAATCTGGTTAGACCACGTACCACCTTTGAGGTTGACGTGCGAACCGCTGATCATCTGGACACCATCACCGCCAGTGTACGAGCTGTTGAAAGCACGGTTGTACACGTTAGCGCCGATGACTTCCTTGGTTTGACGCATCGAGAAGGCCAAACCTTGGGCTTTACGCTGACCAACCACATCGTACTGGTCGTCTTCCATCATCTCACGAGTGATGATGAAACCCAACGCAAACACGGCGTGCTGATAACGCGTAATGAAAGCTTGACGCTCGCTGTCATAGCTGATGGGGGCGCCTTCAGCTTTGTTGACCGCCAGACCAAACGACGAAATACCGACATCCTCTTCGAAGGCTTTACCCGAAGTATACTTGTCGAACAATTTATCGTACTCTGTTTCATATTCAGCATACGATTTACCATACCAGGCATTTACGCCAGGCCATAGCGCTTTTGCAAATGAGCCGCTGTTAATAATAGACATATTCTACCTTTCCTATATTTTAGTAACCAGTAGCACCAGTACCAGTGCCAGTAGCCATGTTGTTCAGCTTGACATAGTAACTAAAGTAGGTGTCACCAGGAATGTTATCCGGACGATTGGGGAAGCCCACAATCTTCAGGGGAAGGGTAGCTGTCGTAGCCAGACCAGAGCTGTCCAACTGCATACCAGAAGCACCAGAAGTGGTGTTACCAGCAGTAGTCGTAAACTGACCGTTCAAGCCCACGTTGGCTGTAATCGTAGCAGCAGCGACGGACGTACCGGCGTACTGAACTTCATACACAACGTTCGGATCATCACAAACCAACAGATAGCGGTCTGTAGAGGCAGCACGATACACGGGGGTGTTCAGGTTGTTAACCGGAGGAACGTTCGTAATGTCGCCCACACCAGTAAACACGATACCCACAACAATACCCACAGCAGCATCGGTAGCGCCAGCACGGGTCACCGTGGGAGCACCAGTGGCTGCACGAGCGTCGCCTGCCAGCTTAACCGCATCGCCCACCATAATGACTGTAGAGTCAGACGAGGGCACAAAATACAAATTGGCTTGGCCGTTCCAGGCCGCACCAGTGATTGTTTTAACGGGACGGAACCCGTTAATACGAGATACACTTGCCATTAGCAATTCTCCATTAATAAAATAGACATTTCCTAACGGCACTTACATTTCTTTAATCTCGAGTAATTTCGAGTTTACCATAAGTACCATCAAGAGCTTTAGCTTTGGTGGCAGCTTCCAGTTCATTCACATGACGTTGTTTTCGAGCCTGGTCCTCTTCAAACCATTCTTTGCGAATACGCACAACAACACCTTTCTGACCTTGTCCTACGGAAACTTGAGACACGGTTCCTTCAGCAGAAGCTGAGTTAACTCGTTTGTCTCCCACCCTGACGGAGTCACGTTTTACCAGCTCGTAGCCAGCATCCAGGAACTCCTGCACTCGATCTCCCGAGTCATTAATAATTCTATATTCGTAGTTGGGATCTTTTCCAGCTACAGTCAAAACATTACGTGTACCAACGGGAACACGCTGCGGACGACCACTCGGTGCTTTCGCAATAGCTTCTTTGATTTCACTCATATTAAACTCCTTTAATTCGCTTTAGTTCGGCCATGTATTCTTTTTCAGACATCACACCCGTGCGAACAAAACGTTGCATCACTCGACGCTCATCATCATCAAGAGTGATTGAGGACTCACTCTTGTTGCCTTTAGCTGTACTTCCCTCCACTGCACCCGGTTTATTGCGATTGGGGTTTGTGAACTTATGAGGGAATTCGGTTTTAACTTGTTTTTCAACTTCTCGAAGAACTTCGGAAGGGGACAGGCCCTTGTATGCCAAATCACGTCCCAATGCGTCAGCATAAGCGCGCATGGGTTGGCTAGTTTCATACCATTTGTTTTTATCAACCCATTCAACGAACTCTGGGTTCAATTGAGGGGTGTCTTGCGGTTCTTGCTTCAATCGACTTTGCTCTTCTTTAACAAGGTCAATTTGATCATCAATTTTAATAACAGAAGCAGCATCACCCTCTTCTAGAGCAGACTGTTTTTGTTGTTTCAGTGCAGCAAGCGCACGAGCATACTCGGTTTCACGCGTCTTTGCGTGGTGGCCTTTGAGATCATCCAGAGCACGTTTAAACTCTTTAATTGTGCGGTTTTGATCTTCAATTTTCTTGAAAAGTTCTCCGCGATCCAGAAACTCTTTGGCAGGACGCCATTGCTCAGGATCACCTTCCCATTCTTCTTGGGGAACCCACCCAGACTCCATTGCTTTTTGTTCAACGGCAGTCAGTTGAGGTTGTTGGTCTTGTTGTTGATCTGTACTTTGATCAACGTTTGTGTTTTCTTCAGCCATCTAGGGCCTCCTTATTCTTGTCTAAAAATGCAGACAATGTCTTCGTCGTTTAGGGCTACGTACTCTTCGTCCGTAAAAGGGTCGGTAATGATTTTACCAGCAAACCGTGCGTATGCAATGTAGTCCCCTACTTGAATGGGGCTTTCAGCATTAAAATCACGAAAGGCTGTTGGACCAATCTTAACTACTGTACCTTTATCTACGCCCGCTTGAGCACGTTTTCGATCATCATGCTCAGGAATCAACAAGTTGAGTTCCCGGGCTTTCTTGAACGTCTTATCGGTTTCCTCCAGCTTGTCTGCTTTGACAAGAACTCGATGTAGAGTAGGAATAATCACAGAGTCTCCTCTTCTTTGCCTTCGTATTCGATTTGCAAAATGTCTTTGTAAGCTTTAATGGCTCCAACATATTCGATGTCTTGTGTGGGATTGCGTCCGGCAGTCTCACCCAAAATTTCTTGCAACTCTTGTACTCGGCTTGCTAGTTGACTAAAAACAACCTGAGTTACAGGATGGCGTTTCCAGTCAATAAAGTCTTTTCTGTTCACTCTTTCTTAGCTCCTTTAGATGGCTTCTTAGCCTGTTGAGCCGCAGTTTGCTTATCATGATCCAGTTTTTGTTTGTGTGATGCGTCTTTGTGCATCAACTCTTGAATAAACTTTGCTTGTTCTGTAGCAGAGAAAATTCGTTGGTTATGAACAGCTTCTGCAGCCTTAATGTTTGCCATGTCTTGAGCATGCTGCATGTTTTGAGCATGTTCTTGTTGTTTCATGGCAAGTTGAACTTGTTTGTCGCGCTCTTCCAACTGCATTTTGTGCTGTTGAGCTTGCGCTTGTAGACCAATCTTTTGTTGTTCCAGTTGACCCTTCATCTCCATTTCCAGCATCTTGGGATCAGGAGGAGGTTGCATTTGACCTGTTTGAGCAACCTGAGCATTAAGCAGTTCTTGCCAATTAGGTTGTTCTTGTGCATCCAAAATACGCTGCACAACTTTAACAGGATCAAGTACCCCTGTCGGGAGGAGTTCCATAAGACCCTGGGCCTTAAGCAATTTCTCGGTTTGAGACACTGCCGTGGGATCTGCTCCAGGGAAGATGTCATGTTTACTCATATTGAAGTCGTCAGGACCAACTTGAGTATCCACAACTGAAACATATGTTTCTGGATTCAGGTAAATTTGATTCAGGCGAGCAAGTTTCTTAAACTCTTCAGTCAAACTGCGGTACAGACGTTTGTACACAGCAGTAAACACTTTCATGCCTTGTTCAATTGTAGCCATCGTGGTGGTTGCTGGGGTATTCTGACCAGGCATCTTACCGACAAAGATTTCTGCCACCGAAGCCAACTCTTTACCCGAGGTAATAAGACTTCCCATAAGCTGAAATAGCACCATGCTAGGCTCATGTGTAGGCAGAGGCACAATTTGTTGCTTAAGATCGGTTCCAGATGAGTTAACGGCTTTCCACTCACCAGGAGTAAACCGTTGTTCACCCATACGAAGACGCAAACCTTTACCAATGAAACCACCTTGCAGAGTATGCAGGTGTCCAGCATCCAAAAGCTGGTTGATAAGGGTGTTAACGCTCTCGTTTAGAGGACCAAGCAACACACCAAAACCAATGTCGTAGAAACCACCATCGGGATTGGGAATAAAACCAAACTTTGTGTAGTATTGAATGGGATCAATCTTACGAATGTTACCTTCATTATCCATTTTTACTGTGGAATCGTCGTAACGAGCCACAATACGAAGCACTTTTTTGCTTTCAAGGTGGAAAGTAACCACATAAGGTTCTTTGTACCCGTCATCATCCAGGTCCAAGAACGTATGTTGTTCGATCATCGTATATGGCGTCGTTGAATCCACCACAGGAACGTTCATTGCTCCCAAAGGTTGGGGTGCTGTACCCAAATCAACGTCAAGCCACAAACCACTTTGCTGCCGTTCCTTCAATTTACGAGGACTAACCTCAATAACTTCTGAAATACGCTCAGCATCCTTCAAACTACGTGCCCAATAATTGACAACAAGGTTCTTTGGCATCACCAAATGGGAACAATTTGCCTCTTTCAAGGGGTCCCAATAGGTTTTCTTGAACATTGTGCCCACAATTGGGAGCATAATGAGGAGTTTATCCATCTCTTCTTCCCATTGTTCCATCTCTTCCAGCAACTGGAAAGACATGTAAATGGAAACTGCTTCAGCAATCTTGCTTTTTGCACCATCCGGGTCCTTGCCAATGGGCTTAGCATTGACAAGTTTACCGTTAGACGGAACAAGAGAGGGATAAGCCCGTGCTGCAAACTGCATAGCAGCAGTAGACAGCAGGGGATATTTGATATTTGAAGCTTTAGGCCAGGGATATGTCTTGGGTTCTACTGTTTGTTTCGCCAGTTTAGTCCACTCATCCACATGTTTAATCCAGTCTTTACGGGAATCCACGTCAAGCTGGTAGCCTTTTTCTGCTTCAGCGCCAATATCTTTCAGAAGTTGTTCATCAAGATTTTCGGCAATGTTCACACTTTCTAAAAGAGCCGCCAACGGCTTTTGGTCTTCATCCATGTTTAATATCCTGTCATTTCTGAGCGGCCTTCGTTTAGAGAATCAGAAGACGCAAGTTCTTCCATATATCGATCTTCTTCTATTTCTTCTCGTGTGGGCGCTTCAATAAGCGCGTCTAACATAAGTCCCAAGTAAGCAAAGGCGTCAACCTGGTCATCATGTTTACCACGAGGAAAGGCAAGCATCTCGTTTTCAAAGATAGGATACCAATCTCCTTCTTTATCAAACAAAATTCCATGTGCACGTAACCGAGCTTGTACAGAACGTGCTCGAGTGCTCTTGTCTTTACCCCCATGCTTCAACGAAAGCAAAGAAATGAAGGTGTTGTTTTTAATCATCTCTTCACGTAAGAATGGGCCAATGGCCTTAGAGATTTGCATGTCTTCCACCCCAATTGCTACAGGATCGTACATCTTCTGTAGAGCAAGAAAGGTATCAACAATTTCTTTACCATCCATACGTTCTCGGATGATGTTCTTTACGTGAATTCGCTTATCTTCATCAACACCTGCTATGACAAATACAGAGAAGTCAGCCTTCTCACTTTCTGAAATAGCCAAGTCAGCGGTGATGTAATAGTTGAGTTTTGTTTTACGAGCTTCTTCATTAATTGCTAAGAAGTCTCCCTTCTTAAAGAAGGACACACTCTCATCAATTGGCTCATTCAAATACTCTTGACTGTAGATGTCGGTTGTACCGTCTTTTACAGCTTCTTCATAAAGCATTTTAAATTCTGCAGCACTCTTTTTGGAAGGCCACAGAAGGCGTGAAAAATCACTATTATGTGCTCGGTATTTTACTGCTTTCCACATGCCCTTACGGGAGGTGTATTGTTTTAGTTCTTCAACTGTGGTAAGCTTATCTGAGGGGTTAGGCA